AGCTGGCGGTGGGTCGCTAACAAGTGTAACACCAACTACTTCTGGAACTACTGCTCTTTGTGATTTTTCTGATATATCATTTACATCAGCAACAATTACAGCAAGAGGAGCATTAATATATAATAGTAGTAATTCAAATAAAGCAGTATGTGTGTTAGATTTTGGTGGCGATAAAACGTCAACAAGTGGAACTTTTACAATTCAATTCCCAACAGCAGATGCAAGTAATGCTATTTTGCGATTGGCATAGGAGATAATTAATGGCTCTAGTTTTAGATGACAGAGTAAAGGAAACATCAACTACGACTGGAACAGGTACGCTTAATCTAAGTGGTGCTGTTTCAGGATTTCAAACTTTTGTTGCGGGTGTTGGTGATGGCAATACAACATATTATGCCATTGTTAACCGTGATGAAGATGAATGGGAAACTGGTCTTGGAACCGTAACCGATGCTTCAACTGATACACTAGCAAGAACAAGTGTAATTGCCAGTTCAAACAGTGATTCAGCCGTTGATTTTAGTGCTGGCACAAAAGATGTATTTACAACTTTACCAGCAAGTAAAGCTGTTTATGAAGATAATGGTTCTGATGTAACTTTACCTGACGATCTTATTTTAGGATCAGACTCAGCAGTATTAAAATTTGGTGCTGATTCTGATACAACTTTAACACATACTGATGGCACTGGTTTAACATTAAATAGTACAAACAAATTAACTTTTAGAGATACTGCTTTATATATTAATTCATCTACCGATGGACAATTAGACATTGTTGCTGATACAGAAGTACAGATAGCAGCTACAACGATAGATATTAATGGCGCTATTGCAATGGATGGTGCTATTACTGGTGCTACTAATATTACTTTAACTGGTGAATTAGATGCAGCAACATTAGATATTTCTGGTGATGCAGATATTGATGGCACATTAGAAGCAGATGCGATTACAGTTAATGGATCTGCTTTAGCAAGTTCTGCAACAACAGATACTACAAATGCTTCGAATATAGGTTCTGGAACTTTGGCGGCTGCTCGTATGGCGGCAGCTCAAACAGCAATAACTTCTTTACTTGCAACTGATATTAAAATTGGTGAAGATGATCAAACAAAAATAGATTTTGAAACAGCTGATGAAATACATTTTTATGCAAACAATACAGAACAAGTTTATCTTGGTGATAATATTTTTGGACCACAATCAGATAGTGATGTAGATCTAGGTGCTACTGGTGTAAGATGGAAAGATGCTTTTGTAGATTCAATTACAGTAACTGGTGAAGTTGATGGTGCTAGTTTAGATATTAGTGGAAATGCTGATATTGATGGTACCCTTGAAGCAGACGCAATAACTGTAGATGGAACAGCTTTAGCAACTTATATTAGAGATACAGTTGGAACTAATATGCTTTCTAGTAATACAGAAAGTGGCATTAGTGTAACTTATGACACAACAAATGATAATATTGATTTTGCAATATCTGCAGCCCAAACAACAATTACTTCAATTTTAGCAACAGATGTTAAGATTGGAGAAGATGACCAAACTAAAATAGATTTTGAAACAGCGAATACAATTAATTTTTATGCTGACAATGAAAAACAATTAATACTTACTGATGGTGCTTTAACACCTGGCTCTAATGCTATTGTTGATTTAGGCACAGATGCTTTAGAATTTAAAGATGCTTATTTTGATGGAACTTTAGAAGCTGACGCAATTACTGTTGGCGGAACAAATATTTCTGCCATCTATAGTGCTATAGCGGGAAGTTCAAGTATTGTAACAACTGGAGCATTAGATTCTGGTTCAATTACTTCTGGATTTGGAACTATTGACACTGGCTCATCAACTATTACAACAACAGGATTAATTACTGGTGGATCTTTAGACATTGATAATGTTTTAATTAATGGAACAACAATAGGACATACTGATGATACTGATTTAATGACAGTGGCTGATGGTCTATTAACAGTTGCCGGTGAAATATCGGTGACTACTTTAGATATAGGTGGAACTAACGTTGGATCAACTGCAGCAGAACTTAACTTATTAGATGGTTCAGCAAAATCAACATCATCAATTACAGTAGCGGATGCGGATGCTTTAATTGTAATTGATGGTACAACAACTAAACAGATTCCCGCTTCGGATATAAAAACATATGCTGCTGGTGGAGCGGCAACAGTGGGTAAGGCTATAGCAATGGCTATTGTTTTTGGATAATAAAAAGGAGGAAAGTAAATGGCAACACCAGATATTATTGATGTAGCAACGATTAATGGAGCGATGGTAGCAGGCGCAGTCAGCAATTCAGCACATGATATTGTTGATGTAGCAGCAGAGCATACATACAAAATTAATACACTAGCTATTTCTAATGTAGATGGGACAAATGATGCAACTATTTCTGTTTCCGTAAGTGCTGACAATGGTTCAAACTATTATCACCTTGCAAAAACAGTAACTGTTCCTGCTGATTCAACTGTATATATAATAACAAAAGATACATCTATTTATTTAGATGAAACTGATTTATTAAGATTACAGGCTTCAGCGGCTAATATGTTAGAATATGTTTGCTCATATGAAACATTAAACGATGCATAGTAAATGGCTTATCCTAATAGAACACAAGCGTCTGGCGTTTGGAAATTAAATAATTCTAATAGTGTAACGATTAATAATCTTGCACATAAAAAATTATATTCACAATTTCCAGATGCCGGCAATAGAGCAATCTTTTTTGGTGGTAGGGCACCAGGAGAGGTAAATACTATTGATTTTATAACAGTAAGTAGCACAGGTAATGCTGCTGATTTTGGTGATTTAACATCCACAAAATATAATTCTGCTCCAGCTTCTAATGGTAGACAAGGATTTATAATGGGTGGATATGATGGATATCCAACTGAAATAAATGTTATAGAATATGTTCATTTTGACACTAAAGGTAATGGTGCTGACTTTGCTAATTTAAATGTTAGTGTAGGTGCTAGTAGTGGAGCATCTAATAATACAAGAGCATTAAGAATGGGTGGTGGAGATGCAAGTGTTGGTTATGAAAATAGTATTGATTATTTTACAATGTCAACAAGAGCAGATGCTGTAGATTTTGGAAATTTAACACAAGCACGAGGTCAAAATGCAGCAGTAAGTAATTCTACAAGAGCAGTTGACGCTGGTGGCTGTATAGCAACAAACGATAACCAAAATACTATAGATTTTCATGAATTTGCAACAACAGGAGATTTTGCTGATTTTGGTGATATGACAGAACCAAAAAATTATCTTTCTGGATGTTCTGATTCTACAAGAGGACTTTTTATAGGTGGTAACCCTGCTCCAGCAGCAAGTTATTCAAATGTTATTGAATATATTACCATGATGTCAAAAGGAAATGGCACGGATTTTGGTGATTTAGGAACTGCTGCTCAAGGTGGTAATGGTACAGTTTCAAATTCTGTAAGAGGAGTATCTTCTTTAGGAGAAATATCCGGTACATTTGGTCTTAATACTCTAGAATATGTAACTATACAAACAACTGGAAATGCAACAGATTTTGGAGATTTAACTAGTGCAAGAGCAAGAGGAGGTGGTACTTCTGATTCACATGGTGGATTAGAAATTGGTAATCAAGGTGTAAATCCAATCGCTGGAAAAGATATGAATAGATGGTTACTTCCTTTTGGAGAAGGAAATTTAGTTTGTTTAGGCCCCGGAGATAACAGACATTATACAACTGAATGGCTTAATATAATGACAAAAGGTAATACAATTGATTGGGGCGATTTAACAATGATAAAAAGAATATGTGCAGGTAACGCAGATTCAATAAGAGCTTTTATGCACGGTGGATATGATGCAAGTGCCAATAACCTTGATACTATTGAAATGTCTTTTTGGCAGCACAAAGGTGCGTGGTCAGATTGGGGTGATTTAGTTTCAGCAGGTGCATATAACACTGGAAGTATGGGTAGCTCTACCAGATGTATAGGTGAATATGATGCTTCTATAGAATATTTTTCACCAACAACTGCTGGTAACGCATCAGATTTTGGTGACCAAACAGTTCTAAGAAGTAATGAAAATTCTAGTAATAGTGTAAGAGGATTATTGTGGGCAGGAAGTCCTGGTAGTGCAAGTCAAATGGTAGACAACATATCTTATATAACTATTGCATCAACAGGAGATGACACAGATTTTGGAGATGCGACAGCAGCAAGAACAAATTTAGTTGGAGCAGCAAGTTCAACTCGTTCTGTTCATGGTGGTGGTAATAATCATCCGGCAGGAAATGTAAATACAATCGAGTATGTAACCATAGCATCTACAGGAGACGCTAGTGATTTTGGAGATTTAACTGCAGCTCGAACAGACCATGATGCAGCGAGTAATAAAACTCGTGCAATATGGATGCAAGGAAATGGTGATAATGTTACTATGGATTATGTAACAATTTCTTCAACTGGAAACGCTACAGATTTTGGAGATGTCACTGATACTGGTAGAAATGCGGCAGCTACTAGTAATGGACATGGAGGATTATAAGGTGTATAAGGAGAAAAAAGGAGTGTTATGACCGAAGAATTACAAAATGGAAAATCTAAAGAATTAACTTTAACAGAAAAAATAGGTAATTTACCTAGCTTACCAAAACAGTATAAAGGTATGCTAAAACACATAGAACAAACTATGCCTGCAATTAGGAAGTCTAGTTCTAATTTTTATAAATCACATTCTCAATTTATGGGAACAATGTTAGATGTTACAGCAATTAGCCCTATTCGTAGTGTTAAACATACACTTGCTGAAATTGATAAAACTAGAGCAGCTTTAGAAGAAGCTCATATTAATCTTCGTAAAAAGGACATTGAAATGAGGCAAAAGGAGGATCAATTAAATAATGAACCAGATGCCTTAAAAAGAGAGCTGTTGGAAACGGAAATAATCCATTTGCAGATTCAACAAAAAAATACTAACAATTCTATGCAAGGTGCACTTCGTAAATTATCTTATTTTACAACACAATATAAAAGTATTCTTAATAAATTAGGAAAAGAAACAATTACTGAGGAAGAATACGAAGATGAAGAAGAAACTTACCATATTATGACTTGTATGAAACAAGCATTAAATGCCGCCAGAGCAAGGGGTGGTGTTATAGATGAAGGTAATTTAATATATTTATTTGATATGGGCATTAATTCTGCTGTGGCTCAACAAGAAATTTATAGTTATCTTCAAAGAGAAAATGATATGTTAAATAAGGGGGGAACTCCTACTCATGAAATGACAATGCAATGGTTAGAACATTGTGTTGAAAGATTTAAGGGCGATTCGGTTAAATTTGCAGAACGAAGAGGTTTTACATTGAAAGATACTAAATCACTTGCACAATTGGAGGATAAAACAAATGGCAAATAAGATAATCAAATATACTCTAAATGCTGATGGCACGATTCCTGACTATATTGCTGATGGGGGATATTTTCCTAAAGCAAATAGTAACGCATCACCACAGGATTGGGATTTTATTGGAGCGACAGTAGATGGTTCATCTGAGACAGGTCTTGGTGAACTGGCTAATGAAGCGGCAATTAAATCATATTTAGATACATACACATCAAGTTGGAAAGAAAAAGATCCTGACAACGCGAATGCTGAAATTGATTTTCGTCAAGCACATCATGCTGGAATAGTTTGGTCTAAAAAAATAAGCTAGGATAAAATGACAAAGTATCCTACACAAGATAATGCTGGCGGCATATGGAAATTAGTCGATATAGCTAATCACCATTTAGGTGGTTTTTGGCCAGACCATGGAAGTAAAGCATTAACTTCTGGTGGGTTAACTCCTAGTGTTTCTGATGTTATAGATTTTTTTACTATATCAACAACAGGTAACGCATCAGACTTTGGAGATTTAAACCAACAGGTAGCAGCTGGTGCACCTTTTAGTAGTAAGACACATCATTTTTCAGCAGGAGGATCAACTCCTAGTGCTGCGAATAATATACAATATGTTGCTTTTGCGTCTACAGGAAATGCAGCAGATTTTGGAGATTGCACTGTTACTAGAACTTATTGTGGAGGAGCATCAAATTCTACTAGAGGTATAAGTGTTGGAGGAGCAGATTCTACAACTAATGCAAATGTTATGGATTATGTTACAATGCAATCCACGGGAGATGCTGTAGATTTTGGAGATTTATCAACTTCAAGAAATAATACAACTGGAGCAAGTAATCCAACAAGAGCTTTATATGCAGGTGGATATAGAAGTGGTTTGTGTACGGATATGGATATTGTTACTATAGCAACATTAGGTAATGCTTTAGATTTTGGAGACTTGCTTGGTAATAGCGGAAATTTCGGAGCATCTACTAATTCGTATAGAGGTGTTTTTAGTGGAGGAGCAAATCCTGGTGAAATAAATGTAATACAATATTTCACTTTTCAATCAGCAGGTAATGCTATGGATTTTGGTGATTTAGTAACAGCTAGAAGTGGAACAGCGGGAACATCAAGTGGGCCAAGAGGTGTTTCAATAGGTGGTGTTGTTTCTGGAACAAATAAAAATGATATAGAATATTTTACTATGACTACTTGTGGTGATGGTACTGATTTTGGTGATTTATCCGTGGCAAGAAGAGAGCCATCTTCATCATCAGATTCACATGGTGGATTAGCAAATGGTGCAGATAGGAGTTCATTGTTACAATGAGTGTTTGGAATTTAAGAGATGTAGCTACAATTAAAATGTCTGGAATACAGACTTGGTCTGCTGGTAGACAACAATCAGTGTATGACTATGAAAATGGACGACTAACAATAGATAATACTTCACTTGGTGATAGAGCATTAATGTTGGGAGGAGAAGATTCTTCTGGTAATACAAATGTAATTGATTATATCCAAACAAGAACTACTGGACTAGCAGTTGATTTTGGAGATTTAACAAGAACTACTGGTGAAACTGTAGTTAATAATGATTGGACAATTGCCACTTCTAATAAAGGAAATGTTATAGATTTTATTACTATGGCAACAACAGGTAATGCCACTGATTTTGGAGATGATAATAACAGTGTAGGATCTGGTGGAAATTGGAGCAGTAATGTAAGAGGATTTAGTGGTATTGGAACTGAAACACCAGACATATCAAGTTTTGTTTTTTCAACTAAAGGAAATGCAGAAGAATGGTCAGATTTATCTACCGCAGGAACAAGAAATCATTCTGGTTCATCAAGTAATACAAGAGCAGTTATAACAGGAACGTTTTCAGGTTCTGACCCTGGAACTGATGACATGTTAGATTTTTCTCTTGCACATCAAGGAATAGTATCATCTTTTGGAGATTTAACAGCAGTTAAAACATATTGTGGTGGTGCGTCTTCTGGAACAAGAGGATTGGCAGCAGGAGGTAATGTACATCCATCAGATTCTTTAGGAACAATAGATACTTTTAATTTTAATACACGAGGAAATGGGTCAGATTTTGGAGATTTAACATCCACAAGAAGTGGAAATGCAGGTGCAGGTGCTGGAGTTCATGCTGTTTTTATGGGTGGTATGACAAGAATAAGCGGCTCTAATACAAGAAGAACAACTATTGATAGAACAATATTTTCTAGTACAGGCAGTTGTGAAGATTTTGGAGATTTAACAGTTGCAAGACAATACCCTCCAGGTGCAGGACAATCAAATGGTCATTTACATGATTATTTAGCACATCAGTATTTAAGAGAGGGGCATTACCCAGATTATGAAATGGGTAATATGATAGTTATAGGCCCAGGAGATAGTGCTTTGAAAACTATATCTTATGCCAATGTAATGACAAAAGGTAATGCAACTGAATTTGGAGATACTACATCAGATGTAAATCGTTTATGCGGAATGGGTGCAGATGCTACTAAAGCAGTTTTTTCAAATGGTTATGATAGCAGTAATAATCAATCAAATGGAATGGAATATGTGGTGGTTTCTTCTAAAGGCAATTCAGCAAGTTGGGGAGATTCCACAATAACTGGTCTTCATAGCCGTGGTTTTGGAAATACAACTAGAGGTGTTTTTAGTCACAATAATGCAAATCGCTCAATAGATTATATAACTTGGGCAACTTTAGCAAATGCTGTTGATTTTGGAGATGGAACTGAAGGCGGACAACATGGTGCTGCTAGTAATTCTACTCGTGGTTTAATAGCAGGAGGAACTGGTGGTAGTGCTGCTCAAAATGTTAACGTAGTTGAATACGTAACTATCGGTAGTACAGGAAATACTACTGACTTTGGAGATTTATCTGGAAACAGATATAATTCAGTAGGTTGTGCAAGTGACACAAGAGCTTTGTTTGGTGGAGGTTCTGACCATCCGGCAGGAAATGTAAATACAATTGATTATTTTACTATTGCTAGCACTGGTGACGCAAGTGACTTTGGTGATTTGACAGTTGCTAGAGTAGACCATGCTTCTGCTGGTAATAGAGTCAGAGGATTATGGGTAAATGGTAATGGAGATAATGAAGTTATGGATTTTGTTACCATAGCAACTACTGGCAATGCTGCAGATTTCGGTGATGTATTTGATAATAGAAGAAATGGCGATGCAGCTTGTAATGGTCACGGAGGATTGCATTAAACAAATAAATTTTCTTGTGGGATTACCACGAGCAGGCAATACTTTATTTGGTTCTATAATGAATCAAAATCCTAAAGTAGCCGTCACTGCAAATAGTATTGTTAATGATATTTGCAAAGATATAGAAAAACTAAAACGTTCAGATACTTTTAAAAATTTTCCTTATTATGAATCTTTTGACAATGTATGTAAAAACATATTTACTGCTTATTATAAAAATTGGAATTACGATTTTATTATAGATAGAGGAACTTGGGGGTGTCCCCCAAATTTAAAATTTCTTCAAGACTATTTTGATGGTGAAATAAAAATAATTATTTTAGTTCGTAAGGTTGAAGAAATATTACAATCATTTCTTAAGCATGCACGTGAAAATAAAGATTCATTTGTAAATGAATTTTGGGCAAAAACAGATGAAGAAAAATGTCAAATGCTATTAAACAAGGATGGATTAATAGTACGTGAATTAATCGGTATTCATCATTTAACACAATTGGATAAAAATAAACATTACAGTCATATTATTGAATATGATAATTTAATAAATAAGCCAAAAGAAACAATAGACAGCGTATATAAGTTTTTAAGCATACCTCCATTTAAACATAATTTTGATACATTTGAACAATTTTCTATTCAAGGTCAATCTTATGATGACACCATTGTTGGTAAAAATTTGCATAAAATTCGAGAAACAGGATTATCTAAAACCACCCATAGACCTTTACCTGAAAGTGTGATAAAAGAGTGTAAGAATTTAAATTTGTGGAGAAATTATGAATGAAGAAATTATAGGGATTTTCCCTGTTCCAGTATACATATCAAAATATGAAAAAGATATATCTAAGGAATTAAATTTTATTAAAAATGTTAGCTACATAAATAATGGTAAAAATGGTAACTTTAAATCTGTTAATACTTTCATATTAAAATCTGAAGAATTAAAAGAATTAAATGAATTTATATTAGAACAGTTAAATATTTATGTAAAAAAAATAATAATGTCAAATGACACATTATTACCAACTATATCATGGACAAATAAAAATCCTAAAGGAAGCAAGCACCATGAGCATTTGCATCCTAACAGCATTGTAAGTGGAGTATTTTATTTCAATGTAAGCCATTCATCACCCATTACATTTCACAAAACTGATTTTGGTGGAATGAAATTAAATCATACTACATTTAATGAATACAATAATGGGTCATTTGCTGTTAAAGTAAATACTGGAGAGTTGATATTATTTCCTTCCACAACTAGACATTCTGTTCCTATAAATACGTTAGATGATACACGTTATAGTTTATCATTTAACACATTCACTTCTTCTCAAATAGGCAGTACAGACCAATTAACATATTTAAACTTAAAGGAGATTACTAATGCAAGTGCTTGATTTTGTGCACGTAACAAATGTTATATCAAAGCAAATATGTGAAGATATATTATCAGTTATAAAAAATAAAGAATGGCAAAAACATCAATGGTATAGTAACATTAAAAAAACCAGGACATCGGAAGAGACAAAAGAACTGGATGTCCAGCCAACAGATGAGTCACTACAAAAAATTTTAACACCAAGTATTATTGAAGCAGGAAGGCAATATAATCAGAAATTTTCTATAAACGAAGATAAACTGGCTCAATTTATAAATACTTTTACCCCAGCTAGATTTAATAGATATGAAAAAGGGACTATGATGAGAAAGCATTATGATCATATTCATTCCATATTTGATGGCCAACGCAAAGGTATACCTATATTATCTATGCTAGGTGTCCTTAACACTGATTATGAAGGCGGGGAATTTTTAGTGAGAGATAAGGAATTTAAGCTAAAGCAGGGTGACATGATTTTATTTCCTTCTTGCTTTATGTACCCACATGAGGTAAAAGAAGTGACTAAGGGAACTAGATATTCGTTCATTTCCTGGGCTTTCTAGGTAGGAGTAATATGTTATTAGGCCATACAACTTTTGCAGAACAAGCTTTTCAAGACGCAAGGTTAGACGCCGTGCATAATATTGAATTTGCTGAGACTGGATTTGGCATGACATTCACTTTAGGTACTGAGGTAGCTACAGGTGGAGCAGATGTTTCCATTGAAGGAACAGATTTAAGTGCTACATTTAGCATTGGTGATGAAGATGCATTTGGAACGCAATTCCAAAACTTGATTTCATTTAGCACTGGAAGTCCTGATTTCTTCGTTTGGAATGAAACAGATGATAGTGAAACATCTACATGGAAAGATGTAGAACCAGGATCGACTGATTAGGAGGTATTAATGGCTGATGATGCTAGTGTTTCAATAACAGTTACTGTTTTACCTGATGAAATATCAAAAAGTATATCAGGATCTATGACAGTGACACCAGATGATGCAAATGATAAATGGTATTATAAATTAACAGCCGTGACTACTACTAGTGCTGATTTAATTGCAGGAAGATTTATAGATTATACAGCTGTTGACCAAGACACGGATATGACAGCGGTAAGCACAAGTGATAAAGTAAAATTTTTATTTATTAAAAATACTAGCTCGGCTGACGGAATTGTGATATCAATTGATGGTGGAACAGCAGCTAATGATTTAGCAGATGGTATTTTTATTGGTGCAGGTGAATCTTGGTTTGCAAGATTACCACAAGTGACAGTTGGAAATATTCATGCTATATCATCCGATATAGGCGATGCAGGTGATGCAACAGCGAACTGTATTGTTGCAGCTTTAATAGATGACGTATAGGATAAGGAGGGTAAATGGCATCAACATATTCAAGTTCACTTAACCTAGAGCTTCAGGCAACTGGAGAAAACTCAGGAACATGGGGGACAATAACAAATAATAATTTACAGAAATTAGAATCAGCAATTAAAGGATATGTATCTGTAGCTATTGCAAGCACTTCTGATTCTTTGACTGCATCTGATGGATCTACAACAGACGAACAAAGTAACGCAATCATAAAATTAACAGGCACGCTGACGGGTAATACTACCATGCAGTGTGAAGCTGTAGAGTCATGGTATATTGTTGATAATGCGACAAGCATGGGAACATATACATTAGGATTTAAACCAGCAGGTGGAACAGCAACAAACCTTGTATCTAGTTCAAAACATTTACTTTATTCCGATGGATCAACTATGTTTGATGTATTGGAAGATGCGGGAAATATAAAAGCAAATGGAACATTAACAGTATCAGGAAACACATCTCTCGATGGTGGAACTTTTATATTTAATGAATCATCAGCGGATTTAGATTTTAGAATTGAAGGAAATGGTGACGCCAACTTATTCTTTACTGATGCAGGAAACGATCGTGTTGGAATTAAAACAGGTTCACCTTCAACAGAATTACACGTTGTCGGTGGAGTTAAAGCGACAGGTGATATTGATTTTGATGGTGGTGGGTTTGTATTTAACGAATCCGGCGCTTCTGTTGACTTAAGAATGGAAACAAATACACTAGCAAATGCTTTCTTTTTAGATGGTTCAGCAGATAAAATTGGTTTTGGAACTAATTCTCCAGCAGGAGCTGCGGTAGAAATTAATCAAGCTAATTCTTCTGGAGCAATTGCGTGTTTAGCATTGGACCAAGATGATGCGGATGAGCCTTTCATTAAATTTGATGGGGATAGTCAGTCAGATACTTCAGGAAATATTACAACTGATACAAGCATTGGATCATTAACAGGATATATTCGTGTTGATGTCGCTGGAACAGATCGCTGGATACCATATTACGCAACTAGTTA